ATGACGGTTGAGATCAGTTATTTCGCCCGGGTCGCGACAGGCGGCCTGCCGATTGCGGCCAATCCGGGCCTAGACGGTACGCCGGCCGAGGCCCAGAGCGTGTCGATCACGGCGACACCCGTCCTGAGCGGGCCCACACCCGATGGACAGGCGGCACTGAGCCTGATCGCGACGGAACCCTTCCGCTTCGAATATAGCCAGTCCGGCAGCGTCGCGGCCGTCGCCAATTCGAACTTCGTGCCTGCCGGCGAACGGCTGTGGTTGACGCCGCGTGCCGGCTACAGGTTCAGCCTGCGGATCGCATAATGCCGAGGCAGCGCGATGAGCGCGGCCGGTTCATGCCGAACCCGGTCGCGCGGGCCAATGCGGCCCCGTCGCCGGAGCGGGAGCAAGCCGGACCGAGCGAGCCTTTTCTCAGCGAATTGCAGGCGAGCTGGGCGCGGCATGGCGCGGCGACGATCGAGACCGTTCGGGTCGATCGGCCGCATGATTATCTGAGGCTGATGGCGTCGAGCCTCGGCAAGCTGACCGACGGAAAGACCGATGCGCTCGAGGCAATGTCCGACGATGAGATCGCCGCCGAACTCCGCCGCGTCCTCGACCGGCTTGGCGCTGAAGGCGTTGATCCTGGCGCGGGAGCTGGAGCGCCGGAAGACTCGTAACCGTCTGGCCGATTACCGGCCTTATGCCAAGCAGCGCGAATTCCATGACGCGGGCGCCGCGCACCGCGAACGGCTGTTCATGGCGGGGAACCAGCTCGGCAAGACAGTGGCGGGCAGCTTCGAAATGGCGATGCACCTGAGCGGACGCTATCCCGACTGGTGGCGTGGACGGCGCTTCGACGCACCGGGCCGCTACTGGGTCGCGGGAGAGACGCGGCTATCGACCCGCGATACGGTGCAGAAGCTGCTGCTCGGGGATCCCGAGCGACCGGAAGCATGGGGCATGGGCGCAATCCCCGGCGAGGCGATCCTGACGACGCACCGTGCGGCGGGCGTGGCCAATGCGATCGATGCGGTAACGGTCTCGCATGTGGCGGGTGGCGCCTCCACGCTGTTGTTCAAGGCCTATGAGCAGGGACGGGCGAAGTGGCAGGGCGATACTCTGAACGGGGTATGGTTCGACGAGGAACCGCCGCTGGACATCTATGTCGAGGGGCTGACGCGGACCAACGCGACCGGTGGGATAGTGATGCTGACCTTCACGCCGCTGAGGGGGATGAGCGAGGTCGTAAGGATGTTCCTCGAAGACGCGGCCCCCACCGATAGTTGACAAGTGTTCATGATGGGATCAAATAGGGAACAAAAGGGGGTGGTATGGCCGCGATTAACTTGTCCCGTCTTCGGTCCAAAGATCGAAAGCGATGGGGGTTAGCCGATGATGATCCCGGGCCTGTCTCGTTACCAAAGATGACGTTCGTCCAGCGGGCGCGCGGATCGGAAAAGGGCCGAGCGGATACTGCGGATGCTCCATGTCCCCCCGTTCCTGCAAACGGCCCTGGAAAGGACAAACTCGACGAGATCGTCCGAGAAGCCCGACGCATCGGCCATATCCACAATCCGAAAGTCGGACTGGAGGGGCTCGCTGCCGGACTCATTCTGGCTGGCAACAGCAAGACCGGCGGCCGTTGGGATATCAAGAATCTTCGAGATCGTCAGGGGCGGAAGCTTTATCCGAACGGCGGCAATTTCGGCAATTTCCTTTATGGCGCGACATCGACCGGAATGGGTTTCAGTCCGACAGTTTCCGATGTGGGCGCCGACCTATATTCGCTGTGGGACAATCATACGCTGGAAAGAGAGGATGATAAGATCCGTGCCGGGCAGAAATATGCGAGGCTCAAATGCGATCGAAGATGAGCTTGTTCAGCAAAACGGCTCTGCTGCCGGCGCTTTCGCTCGGCATGGCTTCGTGCAGCATTTCCGAGACGACGACGTCGCAAATTACATCGCCGGACGGCCAATATGTCGCCACATTGACGGTGAGGGACTGTGGCTCCTTCTGTGCGCCGTCGGCAAAGGTGGTCCTGCACGACCCTCACAACCGGATCGGCAAAGGCGATATCGAGGTCTTCAAGGGGCGTGGGGGCTGGCCGATCGAATTGCATTGGACCCGCCCGCGAACGATGGTGGTGACCTTTTGCGAGGGCAGCGACATCAAAGTGCGCAGTGACATTCTCGAAAGCAGACTGGCGGACGAACACATGCCCTGGGACGACATCACAGTGATTGTTGTCAATGCCGAGGAAGTGATCGTCGATGGGAAGGCCTATTGTCAGTTCCCGGACCCTCCGGCCGATCCGTCATCATCTGAACCTGACTTCTGAAATCTATCCTCATCGATTGCGCCAGGGAGACGGACATGACCCGCCACGTCACCCGCATGACGATCGACGACGCCGAGCATTATAGCCCGGCCGAGCGCGCGGCGATCGTGGCGTCTTACCCCGTACATGAGCGCAAGGCGCGTGCCGAGGGGATTCCGATGCTGGGATCGGGGCGGGTGTTTCCCGTCGATGAGGATATAATCAAGGTGCGGGCCTTCGAGGTGCCGGAGGGCTGGCCGCAGATCGGTGGGATCGACTTCGGCTGGGACCACCCGACCGCGGCGGTACGGCTCGCCTGGGACCGGGAGGCGGACTGCATCTATGTGACCGCGAGTTACGGCGTGCGGGAAGCGACCCCGATCCTGCACGCGGCTGCATTGAAGCCCTGGGGGCAGTGGCTGCCCTGGGCCTGGCCTCATGACGGGCTGCAGCATGACAAGGGGTCGGGTGCAGTATTGGCGCAGCAGTATCGCGATCAGGGCCTCGCGCTCCTCGCCGAGAAGGCGAGCTTCGAAGAGGGAGGCAATGGGGTCGAGGCAGGGGTTTCCGAGATGCTCGGCCGTATGCTCAGCGGACGGTGGAAGGTTTTCGACCATCTCGAGGACTGGCTCGCCGAGTTCCGGCTGTACCATCGCAAGGATGGACTGATCGTGAAGCTGAACGACGACCGGCTGTCGGCCGCGCGCTACGCGATGATGATGAAGCGGTATGCGGTGACGGCCCCGGCGAGGCGCGAGGCGGTGACGCCGCATTTCGGGACGGGAAGCTGGTTGGGTTGAAGCCGCAGAAATCTTTCAACCGACGGATATTCAAAGGAGAGGCGTGATGGCGGCAATTCTCGTGCCTGGCATCGATCCGGATATCGATGCCGAACTTCGCAAGCGGTGGGGTTTGGGAAGTGATGATCCGGTACCGATTTCCGGAGAGAAAGTGATGCTCCGAAAGAACGGAGCGCGTTCGAACGCCGGTAAACAGGTGCTTCCGTCCAAGGACGTTCAGCGCGTCATAGAGCCGCCAACTCCGGGGTGGCCAAAAGGTAAAGTGGATGAAACGCTGGATAGGTCTGTCGGTCGGACAAACTTCCGGCGAAGAGATTTCTTCGCCATTCCTGCGATAGAAAACCGCGTCGAGCTTTTCAAAAAGAGTGTCCCGGGCGCTCAGAATGATGTCAAGGCACATATCAAAGGCGCCGAAGCATCAGGCAATTTCCTTTTCGGCGCCGAAGCCGCGGCAGCGGGCTTGAGTGAAACCGAGGCGTTGTTGTGGGCTCGGGGCGCTCAAGCCTATCAGGACGCCCGAAAGGGCGAGTGGCCCAGTTGGTCGGATAACCCCGGTGACGCCGAGCGCATCAAGGACGGCTACCGCTATTTTCATCAGCGCTATTTCGATCCGAACAGGTGAGAAATTCATTGCAAAAGGAACAAATGAGGTACAAGTGTGGGGCGTCGTCCTAAGGGGGTGCGGATGAAATATGCCCTGGCGGGCCTGCTGTGCGCGGCAGCGATTTTGTGGGGAATGGTGTGGCTGTTCACCGGATCTACGGTCGCCGAAGAGGGGCGCGTTTTTTTTGGCGACGGCCTCTATCTCCCTTACCGGATAACGAATGAGGGCGGTGCGCCCGGACGCGTGCGTTATGAGGTCTTCGCTGAGCGCGATGGGCGGCGCGAGCAGATTTTCGAGGGGACGAGCGGCGAGGAATTCCGGATCAGCAGAGCCGGCCCGGGATTGATCCGTATCCGCTTCTGTAACGGACGGGTCGAGCATGTTTCGCCGGTGGGTGCTTCGCGTGACCATGGCCAGGTCATGGTTCAGCCCGAGGTCCGGTGTTCCAGGGGCAGGTGAGGAGGGGCCAATGCGCGGTTTCTGGGCAGTGACGCTTTTCCTGCTGGGCGTACCCCTGGTTTATCCGGGCGCCTTCATATGGCCGTTCGCGGTGCTGTCCGCGGCAATGCTGGCGAGCGCTATCCTCATTGCCCTGTGGGGCCCCAGAGAAGAGCGGTTGCCGATAGCCTATATCTTCGCATGGATGTGCGGATTCATCCTGCTCTTCGACATTGCCTGGCTGGTGCGCTGGCTTCTTTTCTATCTGGGTTATTGACAGGCGCCGGTCTGATCACTGCATCAAGCATTGCTTGAGATGCTGTTATCCCGGGGCGGCGGGGGCTGCCATAGCCGATAGCGGATAATTCCGTCTTCCATGGAGATCCCAGGGTTCTTGCGAGGGGAGGGCTGGCGAGCTCCGCCGATCTCGGGAGTTGCCGCCCGCATGTCGCGCCAATCCGAACATGGTGCGCGCAGGCGGGATATGGACCGGCCCATGCGGTGTGAAGCCATGGGCATCAACGGAATAATCAGGAGATCCGATAATGGACGATATCGTACGTGAGGCGCTTGACGCCTTTGCGGCTGCGGAGGCGCATGAGAACGACAATCGCGCCGCGGCGCTCGACGATCTGCGCTTCGCCCGACTTGGCGGGGCGTGGCAGTGGCCCGACAAGGTGCGTCGGCAGCGCGAGGCCGAGGGCCGGCCCTGCCTGACCATCAACAAGATGCCGGCGTTCATCCGCCAGGTGGTGAATGACAGCCGGCAGAACAAGCCGTCGATCAGCGTCCATCCGGTCGAGCGGGCCGACATGAAGACTGCCGAGGTGATGAGCGGACTGATCCGAAACATCGAGACGATGAGCAATGCCGACGTCGCCTATGACACCGCGGTCGATTGTTCGGCGACGATGGGGATCGGCTATATCCGCGTCAACCTCGACTATGCGGCCGATGACAGTTTCGACAAGGACATCGTCATCAAGCCGGTGCCCAATCCGTTCGCCATCTATGGTGATCCATTCAGCCAGTCGGCCGACAGTTCGGACTGGATGACGGCCTTCGTCGTCGAGCAGATGAGCGAGGATGTTTTCGCGCGGCGCTTTCCCGGTGCCGACAAGATCGAATTCGCGAGTTCGGCCTGGAGCGGGACGAGCGGCTGGGCAGACGGCCAGGAAAAGAGCGTGCGTGTCGCCGAATATTGGAAGCGTGAGGAGGTCGTCCGCAATCTCGTCCAATATAGTCCGGCGGGTTTGGGTGGCGTGGCCATCGGCTATGAGGATGAACTGCCTAGGTTACAACAGATGTTCGGAGCGATCGAGTTGATCGGCGCGCCGCGACCGGTCAAGTCGTTCAAGGTCAGGCAGCATGTGCTCAACGCCGTCGAACGGCTCTCGTCGGAGGATTGGGCGGGGCGCTACATCCCGATCATCCCCGTCTATGGCGAGGAGGTGAATGTCGAGGGCAAGCGGCATTTCCGCTCGCTGATCCGCGATGCCCGCGACCCGCAGCAGATGTTCAACTATTGGCGGACGATGGCGACCGAACTGGTCGCGCTCGCCCCCAAGGCCCCCTGGGTCGGACGGAGGGGGGCTTTCGCGTCGGATCCGCGCTGGGCAACCGCGAACAATGCGACCCATGCCTTCCTGGAATATGACGGACCTGAGCCGCCAATGCGCCAGCCCTTCACCGGCGTACCGGCAGGCGAATTGCAGGAGGCGATGAACGCCTCGGACGACATGAAGGCCGTGATGGGACTGTACGATGCTTCGCTGGGCGCGCGATCGAACGAGACCAGCGGACGGGCGATCCTGGCGCGACAGCGCGAGGGCGACGTGTCGACCTTCCACTTCATCGACAATCTGAGCCGCGCGATCCGCCACACGGGCAGGATACTGATCGATCTGATTCCCAAGGTCTACAACAGCGAACGGATGATCCGGGTGCTCGGCCAGGATGGCAAGGCGAACCTGGTACGGATCACCGATGCCGATGGCGTGCCGGATCCACAGGCCGACATCTACAACCTGACGATCGGCAAATATGACCTGACGGTGAAAGCCGGCCCATCCTATTCGACCCAGCGCGAAGAAGCGGCAACGATGCTGACCGAACTTATCCGAGCCAATCCGGGAAGCGCTGCGATCCTGGGCGACCTGATCGTCGAGAATCTGGACCTTCCGGGAGGCGAGAAGGTGGTGAAGCGGCTCCAGGCTGTGCTGCCCGAGCCGATCCGCCAGGCCGAACTGGGGCAGGATCCACAGGCCGCCGCCGCTGCGCAGCAGGTCCAGCAGCTTCAGCAGGCGCTCCAGCAACTGGGGGCGCAGCTCCAGATCGCCCGAGCCGACAAGGGGCGGGACGACCGGAAGCTGGACATCGATGCCTATAAAGCAGTGACCGACCGGCTGGGTTCGGTCTCCGCCATGGTGACGCCCGATATGGTGCGCGCGTTGGTGATCGAGACACTGCAAGATGCGCAGGAGACTGCTGCGCATGTGCCGGGCGGAGCCGCGATGCCGACGACCTGAGAACACTGGGTCAGGTCGATTATAGCTATGTGGCCTTTCTGGTAAGGCCGGAGCGGATGGCCGCATATGACTGTACGTTCAATGCGGTCCGATTCCGGGATCGGCACGCCGTCGCGTTGGCCCGTCGACCCTTTTCGAAGTCCCAAGTTGATGAAGATCATCTGATCTATCGGGAGGTAACCAAATTCCTCTCGCTCAATGGTGTCGATATCGCGGCCGATCATTGTCGCGAGAATCCGGTATATCTCCGCGATGCCGCGAAGGCGTTCGGCCGGTCTGCCGACTGAGGTGAAGCAGCCCGGCCTGTGATCGGCGCCTGACGCGTCGATAAGACGCCTTTTTTCCTCCATCTTCATCCCTCTTCCCCCGCCAAGCGGGACAGCAGGAGCTTTTCCATGAACTATGAAACGACGGCCAGTCCGGCCGGCGGCGACGACACGCGTCCCGAACAGATCGCATCGTCACAAGCCGACGCGGAAGCCCATGACGCTTATCAGGATATGATCGAACCGCCCGACGACGGGGAGGGGGAGGCATATGGCCCGGCCGAGGACGATGACGGCGATGAGGCCGTCGAGGAGGTGGAATATGAGGGGCAGCTCTATGAGGTGCCCCGGCCGTTGAAGGACGCGTTGCTCCGGCAGGCGGACTATACCCGCAAGACGATGGAACTGGCTGACCAGCGGCGAGCGCTGGCGGCCGATCGCGCCGGGATCGATGAGGTCCGGGCCATGACAATCGACGAACTCAACGCCGTGTCTCGGTTGCAGGACATCGAGCAGGAACTCGAAGCGTTTGCGCAACAGGACTGGTCGGGCTTCGATCCGCTCCACCCCGACATGGCCGAGCTCCGCACGGTCATCGGGCAACTGGCGCAGGAGCAGCAGGCGCTGCATGGCCGCCTGACCGAACATCATCACTACAAGGCGATCCGCGAACAGCAGGAAGAGGCCAGGACGCGGGCCGAAACCGATCATGCGATGGCGCGCGAAATCCAGGACTGGTCGCCCGATCGGCGACATGCGCTGGAAAGCTTCGCAGTCGCCCTGGGGGTTCCCGACGAGTATCTGGGCCACGCCTCGGCCGCCGAGATGCGGATCCTGAACCTCGCCTATCTGGGCGCCCAGCAACTGGAACGGCAGCGAGCCGTCAACCGGGGCGCCATTCGACCAGCGGCCGAAGTCGGCACCAGTGCCGGCGCCGGCCCTTCCGACCCGTCGCGCATGTCGATGGCCCAATATCGGGCCTGGCGCGCGAAACAGAAATAAGGATCTGATTTCATGGCAAATTCACTTCTGACCATCGACGTCATCGCCAAGGAGGCGCTGATGGTCCTCGAGAATGAACTGGTCGCGGCCAAGCGGGTGCACCGCGGCCTCGAATCCGAGTTCGGCAACGCCAAGAACGGCTATCAGTCGGGCGCGACCGTCACGATCAAGCGGCCGACCGACTTCACCGTCCGTTCCGGTTCGAACGCATCGGTGCAGGATGTCGTCGAAGGATCGACCACCATCACCGTCGACCAGCAGAAGGGCGTCGACTTCGCCTTCACCAGCCAGGAGCTGACGCTCAACATCAAGGATCTGTCCGAGCGGGTGATCAAGCCGGCAGTCGTCCAGCTGGCCAACAAGATCGACAGCGACGTGCTGGCCATGGCATCGAAGGTGCCGAACTGGGTGGGGACGCCGGGCCAGCTGATCAACAGTTTCCAGGACTTCGCCCCGGCTCCGCAGCGGCTGGACGAGCAGGCGGTGATGGCCGACGGCCGCACCGCGATCCTGTCGCCGGCCGATCATTGGGGCATGCTGGGCACCCAGACCAACCTGTATATCCAGGGCGCCGCGAACGACGCCTATCGCAAGGGCGACCTGGGCCGGATCGGTGGCGTCGATACGTTCATGTCGCAGAACGTCCAGTCGATCACCACCGGGAGCCGCGGCGGAACGATCCTCGTAGACCTGAGCATCACCGGTTCGACCGTGGACTATGCGACGGTCAAGGATACGATGATCCAGACCATCCACATGGATGGCTTCACCGGCGCGACCGACACGGTCAAGGCTGGCGAGGTTTTCACCATCACCGGCGTCTATGCCGTCAATCCCGTGACCAAGGCGCGGCTGCCCTGGCTGAAGCAGTTCACGGTGGTGTCCGATGCGACCTGTTCATCCAACGAGACGGACGTGGTGATCTATCCGGCGATGATCTGGTCCGGCGCGTTCAAGAATGTCGATGTGATCGGGATCAGCGACCTCAACAACCAGGGCGTGAGCTTTCTCGGGACGGCATCGACGACCTATGCGCAGAATCTCGTCTTCCACAAGAACGCCTTCGCATTGGCGATCGTGCCGATGGTGTCGCCGCCTGGCGCGATCGATGTGGCGCGGGAGAGCTACAAGGGCGTCAGCGTCCGCATGATCCCCTTCTACAACGGCTCGTCGGACGTCAGCACGCTGCGCCTCGACGTCCTCTACGGCATGAAGGCGATTGATCCGCGGCTTGCGACGAGGATCAGCGGGACCGCCTGATCGCTCTCTTCCTGCCCATTATCGGGGGGTGGTCTTTGGACCGCCCCCTTTTTCGTGGAGGCCGGCATGGCACTCAGCAATTTTTCCGAACTGGTCGAAAGTCTGTCGGCCTGGCTCGATGGCTCGGATCTCGGCGGGCGCGAGGCAGACCTGATCGCGCTGTGCGAAGACGAGATGAATGCGAGACTGGCGGTAGCGCTAAGGGAAGGGGCCTTCATCCGGCCGATGGCCGAGCGGGGAAGCCTGACCATCACGGGCGAGTATGTCGACCTTCCCGACGGCAACATGGTTCTGCCGATCTCTATCGAGGTCAGTGGCCTCGCCATTCCATGGGAGGTCCGCTTCCTGTCGGCCGAGCGGATGGCCGGCATGAAGACCGACCAGGAGGGCGAGCGGCGTCGCGTCGAAATGCTCGCCGGTGCGGCCGTGCCGAGCTTCTACACGCTGATCGGCGGCCAGTTGCGTTTTCATCCGGTGCCCGAGCAGAGCTTTTCAGCGGTTTTTACCCGCTTTTCCAAGGTTCCCCAGCTGTCCACGGACATGACATCCAACTGGGTCCTGGCGAGCCATCGCAACGCCTATCTATATGGCGCGCTCGCGCAGGCCGAGTTCTTCGGCTGGAACGACGTTCGCATGGCGAATGTGGCCACGCTTTTCGCACAGGCAGTGGACGGTATCGTCGCCCGTTACCCCCTCCCGGTCGACCGGGCCCGCCTGACGAGCGCGCTTCCCCATTTCGGCCGGCAGGGATGTCCGGGGAGTCTCTTCTCTTTTACCGCAGGGGCCTTGTGACCGATGCGGCAGATATTCGGAGAGTGGAAACCGGACCAGCCACCCCATCTGCAGGACGGCTTGCTGCGCGCCGATGGGGTCTTCCCGATCGCCAACGGCTATGCGCCCCTGCCTTCCTTCGCGCCAGCTCCCCACGGAGCGCTGGACGGTCCGTGTATCGGTGCCGGCGCCTATCGCACGGCCGAGGACGTCCATATGTTCGCCGCCACGGCGAGCCAGATCTTTCGCTATGGGCCGGGGGGATATGCAAGCCTGAAGGCGGGGTTGACGTCATCGACCGGGATAGGAGTGCGCTTCTGTTCCTATAACAAGCTGATGCTCGCCACCAACGGCGTCGATCCGATCCAGACATTCGATCCCGCATCGCCCGCCGCCATGTCCGATCTCGATGCAACGGCGCCGACGGCACGCTTCCTCGCGGTGGTGCGTGGCTTCGTCGTTGCCGGCTATGCCGACGATGACGCGCTGCGCATCGCCTGGTCGGACAATGGCGACCCGACGAACTGGACGGCCGGGACAGGCGAGGCCGGCTTCCAGATACTGTCGGCGGGCGGAGACATAACCGGGGTCGTCGGTGGCGAATATGGTCTGATATTCCAGGAAAACCGCATCGTCCGGATGAGCTATACGGCGGACGACACGATATGGCAGCTTGACGAGATCGCAACGGATGTCGGCTGCATCGCGCCATGGTCGCTGGCGACATATGGAAAGCTGACCTTCTTCCTGTCGAACAAGGGTTTCATGGCCTGCGATGGGGTGATCGTCGAGGCGATCGGCATGGAGAAAATCGACCGTGAATTCCTGTCGGTGCTCGACAGGAGCTATCTCGAATACATGTCGGCGGCGGTCGATCCGCGCAATTCCCTGCTCGTCATATCCGTGCCGAGTTCCTATCCGACGACGCAGGTCTATCTCTATCAATATGCACTGCAGCGCTGGACCACGGCATCGCTCGCGGCGGAGCGTATATTTCCCGCCTTGTCGCAGAGCATGAGCCTCGAGGCTCTCGACGGAATCTACGGTTCTCTCGACGGCGTAACTCTGGCGCTGGACAGTCCGCTATTTCGTGGAGGCTATCCGCTGCTGATGCTGTTCGATGGCGCGCATCGGCTGGGCAGCCTGTCGGGGCCGAACATGGCGGCGACGCTGGTCGACGCGCTGAAGGAGCCTCTGCCGGGAGCCCGCGCGCGAATCCGTTCGGTCCGGCCGCTGGGCGATGCGGCTGCTCCCGCCGTCTCGATCCTGGGATCGAGCACGCTTGCCGAAAGGCCGAGCGAGACCGTTCACACCGAAAGAAGCGCGGCCGGAATCCACCGGATGCGGCGTAGCTGCAACTTCTGTTCCGTGAAGATCGCCGTACCGGCCGGCGCCGACTGGTCCTACTTGCAGGGATACGACATGGACGTCGAGCCCGGAGGGCGGCCATGACGCTGCTGATCAAGGAACAGGAGCGGAGCCAGCGTGAATGGAATCGCAAGGCGAGGGACGCCGTCAATCTGCTGATCCGGCGCGTCCTGGGGAGCGGGACGACGGCGGAACGGCCACCCAATCCGACCGACGGCCAGATATTCTATGACCGGACGCTGAAGCGACCGATCTGGTGGAACAGCGAGGAGGTCGCCTGGCTGGATGCCACCGGTACCGTGGCGTGAAGTTCGGCTGCGTGCCGGCGGAGTACTGGTCGCAGGTCCGGCATCTGCTGATCCCCGCGCTCGAATGGAGCGGGGATCATCGACCCGAGGAAGTCGAGACCGAGCTTCTGGCTGGACGAGCCCAGCTCTGGGTCGCGACCGATGGCGAGCCGCGCGTGGCAGTAGTCACCCGGCTGAGACCGACGACGGTGGGGACCGTCTGCGAGATATGGCTGGCGGGAGGACGAGATCGCCGGAGCTGGCTGCATTTCATCAAGATCATCGAGAATGCCGCCCGTTTGCGCGGCTGCGTCAAGATGGAGATCGTCGGCCGTCAGGGCTGGGCCCGCGTCCTTCCCGAATATCGGCCGTCGGCGATCGTGCTGCAAAAACACCTATGAGCGAGGACAATCACGATGGGCGGTAGCAAGAGCAAGACGAAGAACGAACCCTGGGCGCCCGCGCAGCCCTATATCCTGGAGGGGATGGGTCAGACGCAGCGCGTGTTCAACGACAACCAGCCCCGATTGCAGGAAATGTCGAAGATCGCGCAGGACGCCTTTACCTCCATCGCACCCAATGCGTTCCAGGTGCCCAACCCCTATGTCACGGCGGCGCAGAGCGCCGCTCAGAACATCTTCCAGGGCGGCTATTCCAGCCATCCGGGGCAGGGCACCTATGCCGCGCTGATGGAGGCCCAGGCGGCACCCGGCAATATCAGGATGATGGCGGGCGGCAGGGATCCATCGACCGGCTTGCTGACCGGCATGGCGCACCAGAATCCCGCGACCGCCGCGCTGGCGGCCGGGGGGCGCAATCCGGCGACGGGGCTAGCGCAGGCTGTGGCAGGCGGTGGCTATCTGAACGCGCAGCCATCAGCTGGGCTGTATTCCACGGTGATGAATGCCGACTATCTGAACGGAAATCCCTATCTCGACAGTGTCGTCGCGCAGACCAACGCCGATGTGGCCAGGCAGGCCAATCGGATGTTCGGCGCGCGCGGTATGGGTTCCGGCGTGTCGTCGGCCTTCGCCGATGTGCTATCGAAGAATCTCGCCGATAATGAAGGTCAGCTCCGCTACCAGAACTACAACGACGCGGCGAACCGGCAGTTGCAGGCGGCCGGACAATCGGATGCCATATGGGGTGGGGAGCGGGGGCGGATGGATTCGGCCACGGGCCTGTTGTCGGCCGATTACAACGCCGCGCAGAACCGCGCCCTCGAAGCCGCGCAGTCCGACGCGCAGAACCGGCTGGGTGCGGCACAGGCCCTGAGTACGCAATATGGACAGGGCAGGGACCGTGCGCTGGAAGCCGCGCGACTATCGGCCGACCAATATAACCAGACGCAGAATCGTGCGCTGGAGGCGGCGAAGGCGGCCGACACGCAGCAGAACAGCCAGGTCGCACAGATGCTCCAGGCTCTCGGGCTGACGTCCGATCTGCGTAATGCCGACTATGCGGGCATCGCTCCCGCGCTGTCGCTGCTGAACGCGGCCGCCGACATCCCCTATGTCGGAACCGCGGCCCTCAATGGTCAGATCCGGGAGGCATCGAACGGCTATGGCGTATCGACGACGAAGCAGAGCGGGGGGCTGGGCGGTATCCTGGGCGGCGCAGTCAGCGGCTTCATGAACAATCTCGGCGGCGGGCTTGGAACTACGGTCGCCGGAAAAATCCCGCGCTAGCGCCCCATAGACTACGATCCACGAACCATTTCCCGAGGACGGCCCTGTGCCGCCCTTTTTCATGTGCCGCCCTTTTTCAAAGGATAGATGAAAATGCCCAAGACAGGCGTTGCCGATTATGATCCGGTCGCGGCCAATAACGGCGATATCGGCGGGATCAACATCGCCGAAGGCTGCCCCGCGGCGGGGATCAACAATGCGCTGCGCGAACTGATGGCGCAGATTGCAGCCTGGCGCGATGGCGCGTTGACCGGGCTTCTTTCCAAAGCCGGGGGCGCCATGACCGGCGCGATCACCGATATGGGGACCGCCTCCACCATCAAGGATCCGGGCGGGACCGCTCGCAAGCTGGGCTATCGCGGCATTCCGCTTCGCAGTACATCCGGCGCGCAGACCCTGGCACTGACCGATGTGGGGCAGGTGATCGCCATTTCCGGCGGGGACGTGACGGTGCCGGCAAACGCCTCCGTCGCTTTCGACGTCGGCGATGCGATATCCATCTACAACAATAGCGGTTCGAGCCGCACGATCGGCGGGGCCGCGGGGGTGACGTTGCGGCTGGCGGGGACGGCCTCGACGGGCAGCAGGAGTCTGGCGCAGCGGGGCCTGTGCACGATCGTGAAGGTCGCCGGCGACGAATGGGCGCTGGCCGGCGCGGGGATCTCCTGATGAGCGGGCTGGGACAATTGATGCTCGCAGGGGCCGCCGCGCCGGCGCCTGCGATGACCGTCGGAGTGTCGGTCGCCGGCGGATCGGTACCGGTCCATGTGAGCACCGCCTCGGGAAGCAGCGATGCCTTGCCGCAGGGAGGATATCGGCTGTTCGCGGCATCGGTCAGCGGCGGCATCCCGCCTTACGACTATCGCTGGACCCGGCAGAATGCCGAGAACAAGACGGTGCTGATGGAGGCCGACAGCCAGTTCGCTCATGTCCAATGG